TATCAGAACCAACATCAAGATAACTATAAAGTCCTCCGTGCATCCAAATAGTTTCTGGTATGTTTCCTACATTTGGATTTCTACCAAACTTATGTATTGCACTATACCCATCAACGAGTCCACCTGCAATAGGAATATTCGATGCAATTCCAAACGAATTGATAAGATTACCATCTTTATCTGCCAGCATAAATGCTTCAAATAAAGTTTTATTACCTTGTAAATACGCTTGAGTTAATTTGTTCCATATAGCCATTTATTAAATCCTTGTGTCAAAATAGTTTTTAGATAGTTCAGACCAAGGACCATTTGTATTAGAGTCTGGATAAATTTTTCCAGTTGGTTGAACCCTACGACACTTTACATATGTTTCTTGTGTATTACCACCTGGGGGTGTGAAAGATCTGATACCACTTGTAACAGTTCCATTTGCATCTTTATAGTATTCACCAGCTAATGGCGCGTTATCATATTGCCAAATCGCAGTAGGTGTTCCACTTACTAAAACTGTTGGCGATCCTGGTACGTCAACCCATGCCATTATTTCTGCCATCCTTTGATATATTTGTCTGAAAAGTTTGCGTTACTAAATCCAAGTCTATCAACAAGCTTAACTGCATTTTTACCCATATGGTCAATAGCAACAAAGCCTTCTGATCCAGTTACCTGATACCCGTCTTTAGTTCGTAAAAATGTTCCAACCTTTTTAGCTTTATCAAGTTTTGCTATTAAAACATGTTTTACTTCAATCATCATGTTATATAGTTCAAACATGGCAACGAGCTGAGACTCAGGTGTTCTATTAAAATAATCTAATGTAGAGCCCTTTTTAGCTCTTTGAGCTATTTTACCTTTATCAGTTTTACGCTTAGCCGCTTCGTTTTCATAATAATCATCAATGTATTTAACTAAATCTTTCACAAACGATTTAGGGTTTCTGATTGGTTCACCAACTCTAATTTTTGAATTGATAAATGTTTTTGTTCTCATCAGCGTTTCTTCGTTATCTGATATTCCATTTAACGTTGTCGCTTTAATAGTATTGAATTTCTTACCTATGTTAGAAACTAATTTAGTAACCTTGGCAGTTTCAGCTGCAGTCATATTAGCAGATCCTGAAACATCTTTATAGATAGCATCAACTGACCAGACTGATTTTATCGTCTTAAGGCCTGATGCAATCTCCTCTCCAAAACTTGCAGACATTTCTTCAAAGCTTGATCCTCGGTATGTTGTATGCCATACCACTCCGATCTTGGATCCGAGTATTTCCTTACCGAGCTTTGATGCTGCAGGTACCGCGTATACAATCGTATTAGGGTGGAAAGTAACATGCGGTTCACCGTCAAAGTCCACCATTTTGAGATCTTCTTTAGCATATAGAAAGTCACCTTGTACAACGCCCGTGATACCAAGCTTAGGTAGCTCAGCCAGGGCAAGCTTCAATTTTGTATTCAAATCGCCTTTGGTGTCGGCGTCAACATCTGCGTTTGTTTTATAAACCTTTGGATTCTTATTAAAAATACCCTTTTTTGCAACAAAGAATTTACCATCGGACGGGTCAATTCCTGCAAAAACCGCAGGGGCTCCATCCCATTTAACTGTTACATTAACCTTTGATTTTGAACTGCCACTAAGCATTGTTCTTAAGGCTCTGATAAAGTTAATTGCGTCTCGAGTTCCTTTAACACCTGCATTAAGAATATTATCCTCAATGTGTTCCATGTGTGTATTTTTATCTTCAGTTATAAATTTTTTAAAACTAATCATTTCCAAGGGTCTCCGGAAAATTTAATTGTTGAGGCTAACTTTTGGGATTCGTATTTAGCACGCATTTTCATAATACGTTTTCCGCCAGCCATGATGCCAACACTATCATTTCCAACCTTAACTAATTTAATGTCACCTAGGACTAACTGTGATAGTTTACTATTTGATAATGGATCTTCAACCTTAGCACCTTGGCGCATACCAGTAATTTTAATATATCTAGGGTATTGCGCAGTTGCATCCATCCAATCATTAATGATATAATCAATAAGATTTTTTTCACTCATGCCATTTAATTTTTTAAATAAATCGTCTCTAATTTTATTAAGTACCGCCGCGCCTAAATAATCAGCAGCTTTACCGATGCCGTCGTCAGCACGTATTTCTATTTTACGTTTACTTGCCGCAGCGCTTAAATTAGGATATTGTTTTAAAAGAGTGTCAATAGCGTCTTGAGCAAAGTTTGGCATTTTACCAACTGCTTTTTCGATAGTTCCTAGACCAGGATTCTTAAATCCAATATCACCTTGTGTCTTTGTTGACTTTGCTGATAAACCTAAAAATTTATCATCACTAAATTGAACTAAAATATCAGTTGGATTCTTACGACTGTCTACAGCTTTACCAACAGCTTTTGCTAAGACGCCAGGTCTAGCAGTCCACCAAACTTCTTTGATTTTACCACTGTATCCATACTTTTTTGACCAAGAAATTACTTCCTTGGCCATTGCCTCAGCTTTTTCCGTTTGTGATTTAAACTCATCACCACTAACTTTAGTCTGCTTTAATTTGAGTTGAGCTTTTGCGCTCTTTGAATCATTAAATTTTCTCCAATTATCAGATAAAAAATATCCTAATTGAATTTCATTAATATCAGCAGAATCCGTATTGGCCATTTCAGTGATATATCCCTTAAAGCTAAACACAACAAAACCTCTTTTATGTTTTTCTTTTATTTATATTAAGTGATACCGCCAGCTCCAAACAGTGATTTTTTAGTGCCGTTAAATGCTCCCTTATCAAATACGGGGCTGTCGTCGTTAAAATTTACACTAGGCCGAGGGACAGTATTAGCCGCTGATTGCGATTGACTTACGTTACGCTGGGCACCATCCTCAAGATCATATAACTGCATTTTAGCTCTATCAATACCAACAACAAATCGACGATAATAACTCAAGTCACCCCAACGATTTTTAAGTTGTTTAATCATTAGTTGACCAAGACTATCTAATTCTTCTGTTGTAATTAAACCCAAAATGCAGTCAGCAGTATGGGTAATTCCCATACTTTCAGAAGTATTAGTAAGATCCACGTCAGAGTTCCCATAACCATCACGATTAAACTGAGAACTAGTAATAACAGCACAATTGTATTCCATCGCAAGACCACGTACCTCCTCTGCTATTGATTTTACAAGTGTATATGAGTTAGCCGCAGCCGCACCTTTTACACGAGCTGAAGCACAGATATTAAGATAGTCAATCATAATAATATCTGGTTTAAAGTTTTTCTTCATACGAAGTTCGGTAAGCAGATGTCTAAAGTGACCGACATGGGCAGAACCGGTTGGATACTCTTTCACTACAAGTTTACCCGTTGATTTACCTTTGATGCGAGACATACGCTTATCGTAAACATCTCTTGGCATTTCAGATACCTCGTCAATCGTAACATCAAGAAGATTAGCATCAATACGTTCAGAGATGCGCTCTTCAGCCATTTCCATTGTAATATACAAAACGTTGTGACCCGCCATCATCGCGTTTGCCGCGGCATGACATTTAACTAACGATTTACCACCACCAGTCGTGGCCAATAAAACTGTCATAGATTTACGAGGTAAACCACCTTTGGTAATTTTATTGAGCAGTTCAAGGTCAAAGGGAATGCGCTCTTCTTTTTTATGATAAAAATCATATCGCTCCTGATAGTCTTCTAAGAAATCATGACCAACATGAGTATCAAAACTAATAGCCAAAGAGTCTTGTAATAGAGAAGGAAGTGCGTCTTTACTAAGTTCTTTATCAGAACCATCAACTACGAGAATAGCTTTACGAATGGCATTAACTAAATCTCGGTCTTGGCAAAACTTTTCTGTTTCTTTGATAAGCCAATCTTGGTCTGTATCAGTATCGCGCTTAAGACTGTCGACGGCATTCATAACATCTTTGTACGATGTTTCATTTAAATCTGTACGTTTTTCCAATGTAATTTTAAGCGCTTCAATAGAAGGAGGCGCTTTGTATTGCTCAACGTGTTCAGAATATGTATTAAAAACTTTTTTAAGATTGTTGTCGTCAAAGTAATCTTCTTTAACATAGGGATATACTTTGCGAAAATAATCTTCGTTAAAAACTAAATTAGAGATTACGGTGTTTTCTATCATGTATTACTTCCAATTTTAAGGTGAACTATGGCGACTAAATATAGCCGCCATAGATTTATAATATATCACTTAGCTGAATTTGTCAACAGATTTATTCTGCATCATCGCCGACAACTTCATCGACTTCCTCAACCGTTGGCTCATCAGATCTCATAATATTACCTGATGCGCCAATTGCGAACGAGTTTTTGATATACTGACTGAAGTCTGTTTTTTCAAACATCATTAGCCAAAACTCTTTATTATCGTTAACTTCTTTAGCACGCATCAGTTTTTCAGAAATAACCTCACCGGTTTCTGGATTAACTGCTTCATACCAACCAACTTTTGGTTTACGAAGATAACCGCCTTTTTCAGCGACATCCATAAGACCGGACCATTTAACGATACCACCCTCATAGCTTACACTGATTGGAATTTTAGATTTCTCTCGTACATGACGAGATTTCTCAATATTAATAACAAAGTGATAACCTTGAATTTCAGTACCAACCTTGTCTTGTTGACGTCCAACAATCCAAATAGTATCAGCTGAATAGTAAATACCTGTACCACCAGAAACAACATCTTTGGGAAACAAACCAATTTCTTTATAGGTATGGTTAACCGCAATAAGTGGAATGTCTTTAAGATTAAGATGTGGTGTTACAATACGAAACAAAGACTTAAGAGCTTTAGCCCTTGACATATCTGCTACTGATTTACCATCAAGTGCATCTTCGACCTCTTTCTTAGATGCAAGGTTACCAACAGAATCAATTACGATGATTACTTTTTCACCCTTTTCGACTTTATCAAGCTGTTGAGAAATATCAAACTTAAGTTCTTCAACGTTAGTAATTGGTGTATGGACAGTTCGTTCCATATCAATTCCAAAGCTGTCAAAATAAGCTTGGGGTGTACCAAATTCTGCATCATAAAATAGTAATACAGCATCTGGGTTTCGTTGCATATAAGCACCAGCCATCAACAAAGCAAATGCTGATTTAAAGTGCTTAGATGGACCAGCCAGTACAAGGAGACCTGGCGTTAACCCACCATCAATTCGACCTGATAACGCAACGTTTACCATTGGCACTTGGGTAGGTGCCATGTCTTTTTTACCATAAACTTTGGAATCCATAATAGGAGCCGTCATTTTAATGGTACTGTTTTTCACAAGTTTGTCTAATAGACTCATATTATTTTCCCTCTACAATCGTCGATAGTTTAGCTTTATAGGCTTCAATTTTCCCGACTCTATCGGGCCAAAAGATAGTTGATTTATCTGCATTCTTACATAGATTATCTAAGAACGGAGTAATTGACTTGAAGAGCAACTCTAGCCTATATTCTAAATCATCAGCCTTAACTTTAGCATCATTAAGTTGGTCCTCAAGTGATTGCTTTTCGTTACTGACTTGTTGAATAGTTTCTTTGGCTTCAGCTTCTTTTTCCTGAAGTTCTTCATCAATAAAACTGAAGCCAAAGTCAAAGTCTAGAACCTCTTCGTAGACTTTATTAGCCATTCGCTAGCTCCTTAAAGATTGAGAGATCATCGTCATCATCCATAGATACACTAGGTGCTGAAGCTGGCATAGCCTCTTTTAGTGTTGGTTGTGGTGCTGACGATTGTGAGTTACCCATGTTGCTTAGATCCAAATCATCATCTGCATCCATCGCAGTGGATGGTGTGGATGGTTCTTCGTCAAGCGCAAGAACTCTATAGAGTTTTGTTTTCAACTCAGCATATGACTTGAAGTTCTTTGGATCAACCAACTCTTGCAGTTTATGCTGTTGGTTCCAGATAGCTTCGATTTCTGCATCATCTTCGGCAATAGCTGATGGACTATCAAACTCAGATTTATCATAGTTTGGATAACCTTCAAACTGACGAATTTTCAAACGGAAGTTTGCACCTTCCCAAAAATCGAATGGGTTAACTGGTGTTTCATCCTCAAACTGAGGATTCATTAGGTCGTTGCATTTATCAAAGATTTTCTTACCAAATTGATACATGAATACTTTACCATCATTTTCAGGATTGGCAGAGTCTTTAATAACAAGGATATTTGCAACGTATTTTAAACGACGCTTTTGCTTACGCGCAAGATCTTTATCCGAATCAAGTCCTGTATTCCATAGTTTGGAATTATATTCAGAAACCGGATCATCTTGGTTGAGTGTTGTAAGCGAGTTTTCGATGTACCACAGACCTGTTGGGCCTTGGAAACCGTGATCCCAAATACGTACGAATGGCATTTCCTCACCTTGTGAAGCAGGTAGGAAACGAATGATAGCAAAACCATTACCCGCTTTATCACGAGTTGGTTTCCACATTTTACCTTCGTTGGGATCTGAATAGCTCTTTTGAGAAACTTTCTCGAGCTGGGCGTTCAACTTGTTCAGTGATGTTGAACGATTCTTTTTAAGTGCGTCAAATGACATAGTCATGTTTGTATCTCCTAATTTTTGCGTTATATAGCATTTGTTTGTATTGCGAAATATGCGTTACACGAGGTAACGGTATATTTATATCAGAAAAACAGTTCGCGAACAATGTTTTTAAACTTTTTTTCGTCATAGTCTAAGAAAGGTCTATACTTTCTTAATAAGGTTATTATATCATAAGCTACGATTTTGTCAACTACTTCTTTATCCCAATAAGGAAAAATATTTGACAACGAAGCTAAGATAGTAATAGTTTCCAAGCTAATTTGTTTTTGTAAGTATAAAGTAATCAACAAAGGATGTTGACCATTAACTGACGTAAAATTAGCTTGGTAGTTATCATCGAGCTTGGCCAAATCAGTTTTAAATATCCTGGTCAAAGAATCCATTTTTCTTTGCCAATCCATATAACGTTCTTCGCCCACAGGCTCGAGGATTTCACGGATCCAGATGTTAGGCTTAACAATCATATTAGCTAACATTAATTTTTCTGGATCGCTTTTTTCAGATAATTTGCCGAAAAAATAAACGTCGTTGCGAGTTCTAAACTTGTCATACGACGCTCTTATTTTTCCACGATATTTTTGATAGTCATACTTTTGATCTGTGAAATGTTTTTTCATAGCAAGGTATTTTACATACCACTGAAAAGACTCTTCGTTAGCATAACTCTGTGATGTCAGGATCATCTTGTATCACCAATTTCATTTTAACAGCTTCGGTACGAACTTTTTCTTTTAAAATAGAAGATTTTTTAACAATATCAGCAACTACTTCAATTTCAAGTTCGTGGATTCTCGCATATTCAACCAAAGCATCTATATAATTAACACCGTTAGCGAGCATATAGGCAATTTCGTGATGTACCTTCTCAGGTGTTCTTGGCGTAATCGCCATTGCTTTTTCATCCATTGAGAGTTTTGATACCTTCCAGCCAGTTTGTAGCTGCTGACTCAGCCCAATGAATGTTTTTACCTTCGTAGATTTCTTCTTTAATGAATTCTCCGTTGATAAAGAATCTAACTCCGCAACCGTTTTCTGTTCCATAATACTCCGCTTTCAGGCTTTGACCGCCGTTTTCACCCATTAATACATTCATTTTAGACTCCTTTAGCTTTTAACTTCATTGATATAAGAAGAGGCTTTCTTAGAACCACAATTTTTACAATAAAAGACTTTAACTTCGTATTTAAATTTATCGAACATAATAAATGTATTGCCACAAGTAACATTAACTTTTTTGCAACAGCCATTAACCTCAATTGGTTCAGACATTTAAACACTCCCCTTTATTGCATATAATTTATATTATCATCGTAAGTTGTAAATGTCAACTACTTTTTTGCTCTTCTTGAGTTTTATATTGCCATTCATCTGTATGGCCAACAGACCATTTTGGTTCTGTTTCTACCGCATAATTTTGAGTGCAGACTTTAAAGTCTGGTCTTTTTAAATCGGCGGGTGTTAAGGAGCTATCTCTCCAGATAACCCTATTGTTTGGCTGAGCAGCGAATTGACCGTTGTCGAGCCTAATAACATTAAATGATTTGTGCTCAGGGTCGTGTTCGCTAAAGTTGGTGTCAATGATGGAAGAATCGCGGTGACAATTATCAATTGTGAACTCGTATTCTCCTGCATGCATTTTTTTATCTTTACCGAAAAACTCGCATCTGCACAAGATTGGCTTTTGGATAACAGTAATATCATAATCAAAACAATCCCAAAGCTGAAGAACATCGAGTGGAAGATGATCGTCAGGATTGAACTCTTCTTTCCAAACAAAAGCCGATATAGGTAATTTATCATATAATGCTCCATAATCTGTAAGAAGTGTTTCAAAATATAACGCTTTTGATTGAGTTGATTTAACACTAATCCAAATACCAGGAGTTAAGTTACCCCAACTAGGATGCCCAGGTTCTAAATCGTATAGATATTCCATTTTAACATATACGTTTACTGGTGG